CTCGGCATCTGGAGCCCCTTGGCGACCTCACGCAGCAGCCCGGCCCGGCCCTCAGGACCTATGATCCCCATGTCGAACTCGTTGGCAGTTGCGTTGAGGAACTCCACGCGGCGGACGTTAACCGTCTCTTTAACCGCGAGGTTCACTGCCCCTTTAGCCACAACTTGAGCATCGCCCTTGATCGAATCATCCGGATCATACCGCATGTTGTATACGAACTGGCGCTGCACGATGGTCTTGAGCACGTCGTTGTCGATGTGCATGACGACCTGACGCAGAGCACGGTGCTGACCGATGGTGGCACAGGCGCAGCTGTCCTCGCGGATGGTGCGTCCTACACTGCCAACGACGTGAGCACTGGCATCACCGTCGGCAAGACGGGCAGCAACGTGACGACTGCCACTCACATCGACGTGATCTTCGACTACGTCGTTGTCTAACACAAGTCAGGCCCTCCGGGGCCTGACTCCTTCATGATAGGATAGACCATGCCCGGCAAGCGTATCTCAGAACTGACGGCTCTCTCTGGCGCAGGTAGCGCCAACAATGATGACGTCCTGATCTTCGATACGACTGCCAATACCACCAAGCGCATCTCACGATCGCAGCTGGCTGAGGGTATGATCAACGACCTCCCATTCCTCTACTTCCATGGTGTGCGGACAACGGACCCCACGCAGCGCTTCAACGGCGACTCGCTCGCACTCGGCGACGGGTACCTCCGCTCCTCGGATATGATCTTCCGCTACTACACATCGTCGGGTTGGCAGAACTACGAACAGATCGCCATCGCTGCAGCAACTGCGCAAGCTGACCGTGCGGAGGATGAAGCCGATCGCGCTGCAGAAGCTCGAGATGATGCACAGGCGTTCGATGATCGCCATCGCCGCGATGTACCGACACTGCTTGCCGATACCACACTCACTTATACTGCGGCCCAACCGGGCACCGTTATTGCCGGGGACATCATCCGTACGCGGGTCGAAGGCTTCGCCTACGAAGTTGTTGCATCCGGAGCAACTGACCAGCACCTGACGACAGCGGGCGGCGTCAAGTTCTACATCGCCGGAACGGTGGCTTATTGTGACAGCGTGAATGGAAACGACGCCAATTCCGGGCGTCTCCCGAACCAAGCCAAGGCGACGCTTGCCGCAGTAAGTACGATGTTTGGTGGTCTCTATCGGGACAAGACCATCTGGTTGGCACGCGGTTCTTACTGGCGCGAGGAGATTGCTACTTCAGACTCTAATGTATCCGTGCGGGGCTATGGGTCCGGTCGCTTGCCGATCATCGACGCACGAAATGTGATTGCGGTCGGCGCATGGTCCAAGACGGGGGGATATACCAACGTCTACCAAGTGAACTGGACGCCCACCTTAGGGACCAAGGTCGCGCCGTCGATCTGGGAGGATGGGGTACGACTGACCCGGGTAGCCTCCATCGCCGCCGTGGACGCCGCGCCCGGTACCTATTATGCCAGCACAACCTACTCCATCGGAGTTGCGGCTCCCGTCTACGTCCATGCCTCTGATAGCGGCGATCCTGCCGTTAATACCAAGGAATACCAGCAGACCGTGCGATACTCCTGCATTCGCCTCGGGGATCGAGCTAAGCTGTCAGACGTGCGGTGCGTCGCCAACCAGCATGATGATGGGACTGCAATCCTTGGACGGTTTTCAGAAGTAGATCGGTGCGTTTTCGAGGACGGGACAAAGCATCATCTGTTCACCGCGTCCGGCGTCGTGCGTGACTGCTGGGCTTGGCGAGGCGATCCGTCGTTCCTTGTTTTTGGTGGGACGGAGGGCATCGCGTTCATCGCTTACAATACTGCAAATGCACGCGATCCGATGCGTTGGGAGCGTTGCGGGTACGTATCCAGCGACACGCAGAGCGCGTCAGGAGGCGGGTTCTACGCACATTCTCAGGCTGGTCAGTTGGCATTTCGTCAGGTGCAAGTGATCGACTGCGAGGGGTATCAGCTTGGGGCGTTTGTGTCCGGTGCGGCGCAAACGGAGAGCCTGCTGGTGGACGGAGGCTTGACCTATAATTGTGGTCGCTTTATCGCCTCATCAATCGCTGATGCGACCTTGCCCGGTGGCACCGATATTCTTAGGTCAGAGTGGGTGATGGACCGCGACATGACCGAGGTAACGTACCGTGGCTTTTTCAGGCCGCAGAATGGGGAACTTCGTACTGTGCGGATGCGCGACAATATCACTGTTCTTCTTGACGGTGCACGCGCTAGGATTGCAAACAACCCGATCTCCTACGCTTCTGCTGCTTTTCTAGGGGATTTTCTTCTGGAGAGGATGGCGTTTTTGCAGGACCTTTTCGTAGGAACAATGCAAAACGGAACAGCTATGAACTTCATCAATTCTGGCGCATCGGTTTCTGTGAGTACCAAAAACTGCCTGTTCCAGAACTGGGGAGGGTACCAAAGCGTGGGGGCTAGAAATTACTACATGCAAAAATCCGCCGGTATGCTCTACACCGGGGAGAACAATGTGTTGATGGGACAGAACGGCGCAACTGAGCGGGGCGCGGTAATTTTTGACGGCGTAACGTATGACAACGCAACCGCATATCTAGCGGCAGTTCAACCCGGAAATGAAGTCGGGTCGGTCAGTGTTTCGGTCAATCAGGTCGCCGGTTCGTTGTTCCGACGCGATTACTTTGTAGACTTGGACGCACGGACTAAGGACTGCGTCCCCCGAATTGAAATCAAGTATCCGGGTCGCCCCTTGGTTGATCGTTGGCGTGAAGTATGTGATTGGGTTAAGGCAGCATAACCTCATGCCCTTGCTTGGAGTTGGGCTGGCTTTTGACGCATAAGGAACCACAACCATGTCAACGAACCTGACGTCTCAGAAGATCAAGGACACCTACAACCAGCTGCTCCATGTGGACGGTGGTCCTGCAGCTAGTGAGAAGACTGTCTACAGCGGAACGGGGGTAGCCACGGCACTGAAGGTCGGTACGGGGTCTGCCTCGGTCGAAAACATCCAGCTGGACGGCAACACGATCAGCACGCTCGACACGAACGGGAACCTCGTCCTCGCGCCCAATGGCACGGGCTCAGTGAGCATGACCAAGGTGGCTGTCACTGGCGGCACCATCACGGGGATCACGGACCTCGCCGTCGCTGACGGCGGCACAGGGGCGTCTGACGCCTCAGGTGCACGGACCAACCTCGGACTCGGCACCATCGCCACCCAGAACGCCAACAACGTGAACCTCACAGGCGGGTCGATCTCGGGCGTCACGTTCACCGGCAGCTTCTCTGGGCTCACACTGATCGAATCGACGACGCTGGCCACCAGCGCCGCGGCCGCGGGGGTTAACCTCAACGGCAACACACTGGCTGCCGACGGCACCGACACCAACATCGACATCAACATCACGCCTAAGGGCACCGGCGAGGTGAACTTGCCCAAGGTGGACATCGATAGCGGGGTTATCGACGGTACTTCGGTTGGTGCGACTACTGCGTCCACGGTCCGCGGCACGACGGTACTCGCTACGCAGGCTGTAGGGTACACCACTGGGGCAGGCGGCACCGTCACTCAGCTGACTAGCCGGACGACCGGGGTTACTCTCAACAAGGCTTCGGGTGCAATTACCCTCTTCGCTGCGGCGATCTCAGGGCATGAAGCTGACGAGTTCACCTTTACCAACAGCGAGATCGGTGCCAACGACGTGGTCGCTCTGTGCATCAAGTCCGGGTGTGCGGTCGCTACGCGCAAGTACTACCAGACCCACGTGGTTGAGACGGCAGCCGGTTCCTGTGTGATCTCCGTGGGCAACATCGACAACGCCAGCGTTCCAACTGCGGGGACTGATACCCCCGTACTGCAGTTCGTCGTCATCAAAGGGGTAGTCGCATAATGGCTAAGACACCTGCTTGGACCCGCAAGGAAGGCAAGAGCGAGGCCGGTGGCCTCAACGCCAAGGGGCGCGCATCCTACAACAAGGCCAACCCGGGTAAGCCCGGACTCAAGGCACCGCAGCCTGAGGGCGGCTCGCGTCGCGATAGCTTCTGTGCCAGAATGACAGGCATGAAGAAGAAGCTCACGTCGGCCAAGACAGCCAACGATCCGAACAGCCGGATCAACAAAAGCCTTCGGGCGTGGAAGTGCTAGGAGAGTACCATGAAGCCGATCAAGAGAGTTCCCACCAAAGACCCAAAGACCGGAAAGCTTACTCTTCCTGCTGTCGGTAACCACCCCCGGAACAGACCCCCTGCGGGGATCGACAAGAAGTCCACTGGCGCAAAAGCTAGTAAGGGGTACATGCAAAACGACGATTTCGATTCCCTTGTGACCGACAAAAGTATTATTGAAATGGATAAGAAGATTAATAAGGGTAATACTAATTCTGCTTACAAGAAGTCCCCTGCGATATCCAAACAAGGCAGGGATCAGGCAGCTAGGGCGCAAGCTCGTAGAACAGGCGTTTAGGCGGAAGTAACATGGCCAGTCCCAAACCTACCAACCCCTCCCTCTGGTCGTCGGTGAAAGCTGCGGCCAAGGCCAAGTTTGATGTGTACCCCTCTGCTTACGCCAACGCGTGGGCATCGAAGGAGTACAAGAAGCGCGGCGGCAGTTGGAGTGGCCCGGACAATCGGGTGAAGAAGAAATGAGCAAGGGCGGACTCGGCAAGTGGTTCGGCGAGAAGTGGGTCGATACCAAGACCGGCAAGGAGTGCGGGCGCTCCGGGTCTGAGAAGTCCTCGCGGGCCTATCCGGCTTGCCGCCCGGCCGCTGCTGCCGCTAAGATGACCGCCTCTGAGAAGCGCACCATGGCAGCCAAGAAGACCGGTCCTGCACGCAAGTCGTGGCCAGTGTCGCCATCAGGGAAGAGGAAGTAACATGCCAACAAAAGCACAGACAGCCAAGGTCGCCAAGGTGATGGGTGAGTACAAGCGCGGTACTCTGCATGGTGGCATTGACCCTAAGGGACCGAAGAAAGCTCCGGGCGTGAAGAGCCGGAAGCAGGCCATTGCTATAGCACTGAGCTCAGCAGGAATTTCTAAGAAGGGAAAGAAGTAATGCGGTATCTGCGCAATAAGAACGACGGCTTTATCTACGAGTGGAACGAGATTCTCGCGAGGAACGTGCTGTGTGAGGAAGTCACAGAAGAAGAGGCATACCCCGAGCGGTTCATGACCCCGGCGGTAGAGAAGGCAAAGCGCCGTACCAAGCGCCTTGAACTTTCAACTGATGACATCCCCGAGGAACCCGTATATACTTCGCCGGAACTGTCAGCGGACGCTTCGAGGGACTTGCCTGAATGACGCCAGCGGAGGTCATAACTGAGGTCCGCCGCTTGGTGCAGGACCAGCTGGTACCGTATCGCTATAGCGACACGGTACTTTTAGGTTATGTCAACCAGTCGCTTCAGCGCATGGCGATCCTCAGACCTGACCTGTTCACGGACATCGTCGATATCACGACCACTGCTGACGCAGCTGTGCAGTCCCTGCCCGCCGAGGCGATCCGGCTGGTGGACATCTTCCAAGTGAAGAACGGCAACGCCATCACTGAGGTCGATCGCGAGACGATGAACCGGAACTACCCCGGCTGGATGAACGAGGCGGCTGGCACGCCGGTGAACTTCATGCGGCACGTCAAGAACCCGGATCGCTACTTCCTCTATCCCCGCCCCGCCGCGGGGATCGTCCTTGTTGGGGAGTACGCCAAGAGCCCGATCGACTACACGCTCAACGCCTCGATCGACGTCATCGCAGATGTCTACTTCCCTACCCTTGTGGATGGGACGGTCTACCTCGCGGAGTCGATCGACGACGAGCACGTGCAGTCCGGCCGGGCCAAGCTGTTCTATGACAGCTTCGTTGAGCAACTGGGTGCAGGACTCCAGAGCCGCAAACTGACCGACACCAAGGCGGCCGGTATGGAAAGTGGTGAGGTCATCTGATGGCAACCCGTCTGTTCACGGACCTTCTCCCCAAGGTCCTGCCGTCTGTGCCCGGCTGCCCGCAGCCGTTGGCTATCCAGCACATCCGCGACGCAGCGATCAGGGTATGCGAGCGCACGCTCGCGTGGCGGTACACGCAGCCCAAGTTCAACTTGCTACCGGGCGTGCACGAGTACCTCTACGACAAGCCGAACGACAGTGAGGTCCACGTCCTGTTCGGCACGATCATGAACGACTCGCCTCTGGAAGTCCTGACCCTTGAGCAAGCCATCGCCAAGTACCCAGAGTGGGCTGATCTCTACAGCGGTGAGGACCCCTCTGTCCTCTGGGGTCTGACCCCACCCGGCTCGTACAACAGCTTCGAGTACAACGAGAACCTGTTCAACGACAACGAACCCTTTGTCCTGCCGGACGCCGTGGTCGCCGACGCATCGCAGCCGCACTCGGTCACACAGCTTAGCCCGGACAAGTACATCGTGCTGCCGTTGCCGGATGCCGCGGCCGTCTATTCTATCCGCATGTTCTATGCACTGAAGCCCACCCGCACCGCGGCCGGCATGGATCAGGTTGTCTTCAACGACCTTGAGGAAGTGATCTCGCACTCAGCGCTCCAGACCCTGCTTGTGATGCCCGGCGTGGCTTGGTCTGATCGTGAGCTTGCGTCCTATCATGCCAAGCAGGCGCTGTACTCGACGACCGAGCGCAGGGCCCGGGCTAATCTAGGCAACGCACGCGGCACGATGGTTGCCTCGGCTCCAAAATTCGCGTGAGGTAGATATGACCCCCAAGTTCACCAACAACGCTACGACGACTGTACCTAGCGCTCTGACAAGCGTCGCTACTTCTCTGGTGGTCGCCACTGGCACCGGTGCACTGTTCCCGACGCTCGGGGCAGGTGACTACTTTAAGGCGACCCTGCAAGACACCAGTAACAACTTCGAGATTGTACAGGTGACTGCCCGCACTGGCGATACGATGACGATTGTACGGGCGCAGGACGGTACGCTGGCTATCCCTTTCGCGGCTAATAGCCGTTTTGAGCTTCGAGTTCTTGCGGGTAATGCGCAAGAGTTTCTCGATAGCATCGACTTCCTTCTGCTGTGAGGACACCATGCCCGTCATCCTGAAGAACAACGCGTCTAGCACGCTCGCCACCGGAGCCACCGCGTCTGACACAGGCATCGTGGTAGCCAGCGGGAGCGCGTTTCCTACCATCACAGCGGGTAACTACTTCTACGTCACGCTGGTGTCGCAGACCGGGCAGACTGAGATCGTCAAGGTCACGGCTCGGGTTGGTAACTCCATGACCGTTGTGCGGGCACAGGACGGTTCCACAGCGGCCAGCTTCCAAGCGGGTACACTTGTTGAGATGCGGACCAACGTCGCGTCTGTGTTAGATAGTAACGGAGACTATACTACCTTTGATACGGTAGCCATACTTCTGGCTGATACCGCATTGGCATACACGACAGTATCCGCCGGGGTTATCGTCCGTACCCGGTCCGAGGGGTTTGCATACGAAGTCGCAGCATCCGCCGCTACCGATCATAACGTAGCTACGGCTGGCGGTGTGAAGCTATATGTTCTTCCGATGGGTGCAGGACAATATGGTGGTATATGGCCGCTTGCTGCGCTGGGTATTGATTTTACCGGGGTCACAAACGCAACCACCAGAATCCAGAGCTTGGTGAACACAGCCAGTGCAGCTGGCGGCGGGCAACTGTTCCACCCGGGTGGCACCATCCTATGTGCCGGCGTCGCTGGCAAGGCCGGGGTGGGTCTTTTGGGCATCGGCCAGCGGTCGCTTTTCAAGCGCCATACGTCTTCCGCCGACACGATTGAGTGGCAAGACGCCGAAGCCGTGGATGTAACAGTAGAGAACTGTGCCTTCGATCTTGCGGCCGACGCAAACTTCCGCACATGCCTAAGATTTGACGACTTCCGTACCGGGGCTGTGGCAACCGAGGCGAACAAAGTTACTGTCAACAAGTGCTATTTCTTCAATTCGCTAAAGGCAACCGGCGGGGCCGACTGGACAAACTCAGCTATTCAGTGTCGTGGGATCAATGAAGTAACAGTTACAGATAATATAGCAGATGGCGTGCAGTTCAAGCTGGGAGGAGCAGCGGCAAACTCGATCAATATTCTGTGCTCTGGTAACACATTCCGCGACGGTCAAGCGTTTTCTGTCTCTTGCGTGGTAAGAGGCGAAGGCGGCGTAGAACTGAGAAACGTAAAAATCAGCAACAACATATTTGACGGCTGGGCTGGCGGCGCTGTCTTTGTGGGATACGACAGTGGATCAGGCGGCGCGCTGATCATGGAAAATGTCGAAGTGACGAACAACCAGTTTACAGCGTCTAACTACGGAGCCGCTGCGGGACGCGATGTTGTTTGCGTTGTGTTTCGGATGCCCACGACTGGCGGTCTCGGTGGTTACAGAATTTCCGAAAACACCTTCACAATCCCAGTGGGCCTTACCACTCCGGGTACAGCACTAATATTCCAAGCTGGAGGGGATGGTAACGATATACTCTTCATCGACAATAATGTTTTTTGTGTTTTCTCAGATATCTCCAGAACCCTAAGCACCGGTAACAGGTGTCACTTTATAGACAACATTGTCTATCGTGGCACAACATTGGTGTGCAACGCCGCAGATGACTATTCAGTTTTCTCGGGGAATAAATTCTACGGCCTGCAAAGCCGTCTTAACCGCATCCAGTACGAGGCGTCCGCTACTTACATAAATGTCACCAACAACGAGTGGGTTGACTGCCCACTGCCAGCCGGTTTCCAAGTAGGTCTTCTGCAGCTATCTAGCAGCGTTACAGCATCTGGACTGGTAGCATCGAACAAAGTTACATCTCCAAACGTAATCACAGAGGCTTTCGTCTCTGAGGGCGGCGCTGGCGCTTATACAATCAGATACGCCGACAACTTTGTGGGTCCGGGTATAAAGCTGTTTGACGCAAAGAGGACGCCAAACAACTATCTGTATGGCAACATAGTGGTCGATGAGAACGCCTTCAGAGTTTCCGGCGCTCTATCGCAAGTTCCTCTGTCTGCCGATCCAGCCAATCCAGCGGCTGGTGAGAGTACGCTGTGGGTTAGCGACGGCACCGGCGCGGGCGATCCCGGGGACGTTATGATGAAGATCAATGTGGGCGGCACAACGAAGACCATCACCCTTGTAGACTATTCTGCAGCGTAACTACACCTACCACCTGAGGACTATCACTATGGCCGAAGACCTCCGACTCGAGCGTGTAGAGAAACACATCGACAAGCTCGGCGACAAGATCGACGAGCTTACCAAGGTCGTCACAGCGATGGCCCGGATCGAGGAGCGCATGGTCACGCTGTTCAAGCGCATGGACACTTTCGACATCCGCCAGACCGCGATGGACGACAGGGTGGCGGAAATCGAAAGCGGGTCAACCAAGAACGCCGTCGTCTTCGGGTTATTCGACAAAGTGTTCTGGCTGATCCTAGGTGCCGGTCTGGCCTTCGCCGTCAAGGTGTTCGGAGAGTGACATGCGTCCGCTGAACGAGATCATCGTCCACTGCACAGCGACCCGCCCCGAGTGGTGGGCTACACGCACCGCGGCCCAGAAGACCGCGGAAGTTAAGCGCTGGCATGTCGAGGACCGCGGATGGCGGGACATCGGGTATCACTACCTCATCGACCGCAATGGCTATGTCATCGCCGGCCGACCGCTGCATCAGGTGGGGGCCCACACGCAGGGTAAGAACACCGGCACTGTCGGTATCGCTCTGTTCGGTGGCCACGGCTCGGCCAGCACGGATGCGTTCCAAGAGAACTACACCCCCGAACAAGACAAGGCTCTGCGCGCCCTGATCGCGCAGCTGCAGAGCAAGTACCCTACGATAACCAAGGTTACAGGACACAACCAGTATGCAAAGAAAGCCTGCCCGGGGTTCTATGTACCTAACTGGCTGGCGCAGGGGCAACCCAAGAGGCAGGGTCAACTCAAGACCAGCACGTCAATCCCGGCGTGGTTTGTTTCTTTCCTGAAAGGAAGATGACATGATTACTACTGAACAGGTTGGCGGTATCGTCCGCGCCCTCGTAGCCGCTGCAGGCGGGTACTTCGTTGGTCAGGGTCTGGTTGACGCTGAAACCATGATGACCGTTGGCGGTGCTATCACCACACTCGTGGTTGCCATCTGGTCGATTTACTCGAAGCGCGCAGTGTAATGCTGGAGCTACTGGCCCTTACCGCACTTCTGATCATCGCGGTTGTCTGGTTGGCCATGCGAAACGGTAGGCAGCGTGCAGAAGTGGATACCACCAAAGACACGCTTGCCACTGTGCTCAAGGCCAAGGAGATCGAGAATGAAGTCGAAGCTCTTAGCCCTGACGCTCTCAAGTCTCGCTCTAAGCTCTGGGTGCGCAACAATACCAGATGAGTGCATCTGGACAGAAACGCTATACTACGGCAGCGACAACGTGGTAGACTTCTTGGCAGCGAACGACCCTGTACTGCTGACGAAGGTGACGTCGCATAACGAGAAGCGAACGGAGTTCTGCAGATGAAGAAGCCAATGCCGAAGTTCAAGCCGTGCCCCGGCTGTCCGAACCCGAAGAAGTGCAGCGCCATGGGTAGCTGCATGAAGAAGGCGTCGAAGAAGTGACAACGACTAAGATCGCCGAGTTCAAAGCCACACTCCCACGTGTGTCCCCGGAGTTGCTCCCGGGTACTTCCGCGCAGGTTGCGCGTGGTATGAAGCTGTACTCCGGCGATCTTATTCCCACTCCTGCCCCGGTGGTAGCTGCCAACGCCAGCCGGACCGGTACGATCCGGACCCTCTACGCCCTGCGCGACCCGGTCACTGACGAACTCAAGTGGCTGACTTGGGCCGGCGAAGTGGACATCGCCACTCCTGCAGCTGACGAGCTCAACGAGCAGCGGTTCTACTACAGTGGTGACGGTAAGCCCAAGGTCAGCACATACGGACTGGCCACCGCCGGTGCCGTCCCTTACCCCGTCGCTGGTGGGTACTACGACCTTGGTCTACCACTCCCGACAACCACCCCTACGTCCACACCCACGTCCTTCTCGGCAGTGACCACGGCGAGCTTCGCCCGCGACAGCGGCGGCAACGTCACACTGGTGACTGGCGTCGCACATAACCTCAAGGACGGGGCTCTGGCCACGGTCTCCGGCTTCGCCTACCGCAACGGCACCTACGCTCGGGTCGGCACAGTCATCACGGTAACCATCACCAACCACGGGCTCGTGTCAGGCACTCGGGCCTACATCGAGTTCATCTCGGGCGGGGCTACCACGAACTCCTATGCTGTGACGGTCACAGGTACGAACACGTTCACAGTAGTCGATACCGTCTCCGGCGCTGCGTCCGGCGACTGCCGCTGGGATATCCGCGATCTCAACATCACGACTGAGGTTACGGTCATCAACCCGACCACGATTACGTACTACTCCCCCGGATCGCAGGTGGGGACCACGGCCAGCACTGACGGACAGATTGACCTTGGTGGCCTGATCCAGTCGCGCAACTACCTCTATACGTGGTACACGCCATGGGACGAGGAGTCGATCGGATCGGAGCCAACCCCCGCCCTCTTCATCAAGGAAGGGCAGATCGTAACCATCACGGGTCTGCCGACGGCACCGCCGGCCGGGGACAACTTCGTCCGCGGAATCAGGCTCTACCGCACGCTGGCCAGTAGTGCAGGCGCAGCGGACGCGGACTACTTCCGTCTTTCTACCTTGTGGTTCCCACAGCCCATCGCCTCGGTTAGGCGCGTAGGTACGACAGCAACACTGACCTTTTCTGAGCAGCACAACCTCATCAAGGACGACCGCTTCAAGCTGGCCGGTTGCAGCGTAGCCGGGTTCGACATCACCGGTGGCGTCGTCACTGACGTGCCCGACCAGTACAGCATCACCTACACCCAAGCCGGCACAGCCACGGCGACCACAATCGCCACGGGTACGATCTACTACGACATCGCTGAAAACCCCCCGACAGATGCCGCCCGCTACTGGGGCGACGCGTCCTACACCTTCGTGGATGACTTCAACTACCGCAGCCTGCTGAATATACTGAGCTCGAACGAGTACGACCCGCCGCCGGAGGCCCTGCAGGGGATCACGGTCATCCAGAACAACATCATGGTTGGGTTCGTCGGCAACGACATCTACTTCACTGAGCCGAACAAGTTTCACGCATGGCCGGAGAAGTATAAAATCTCGCTGGAGTACAACATCGTCGGCATGACTGCCCTCGGCAGCGACCTCTTGGTTATGACAGATGGCTACCCCTACGCCATCTCTGGCTCCGACCCCGCAGTCATGTCAACCAGCCGGTACTCCACGATCTATCCCTGCCTGAGCAAACGCAGCATCGTGCAGACGGATGGTGGCGTGCTGTACTCGACCCATGAGGGTCTGGCGATAGCTTCCTTCACCGGTGGTGTGCAGATCGCGACTGTGGCAGCCCACAGCCCCGACACTTGGAACCTTACGCTTGATCCGGCCACGATCACTGCGGCGTTCCACGACAGCATGTACTTCGGATCGCACAGCGCCGGGTCGTTCTTCTACCGTAAGGGTCAGGACCCGCAGGCCATTGGCGACTTCGTGGATCACACCCCGATCTTCACAGCCACTTGGTCTGATCCGCGGAGCGGGTACCTCTACTACGTCACTGGACTCAACGGCGACATCGTGCGCTGGGATGACCCCGGTCAGCCCTACACGGACTACACTTGGAAATCCAAGGTGTTCATCTCGCAAGAGCCGTTCAACATGGGCGCTGCCCGTGTGGTGGCCGACTATGCAGGCACGATCATAGCTCCTGTGTGGGACGAGTACGACGTAGCATGGGACCTAGCTGACATAGACTGGGATGCTATCGAGCCCATCACGTTCAAGCTCTACGCAAACAAGACGCTGCAGTTTACTACGTCTCGCGCCAGCAGCGACGTCTTCCGTCTGCCGCAGGGGTACAAGACTGACACCTATGAAGTGGAAGTGACCGGCAACGTCCGGGTGCGCTCCATCCATCTCGGCGAGACGCCGCTATCGCTCAAGGGGTCCTGATGGCTAGGTTCACCGGCATACCAAGTCTACCACAGCAGGGCGTAGAGGAGTGGCAGTACCGCATCCTGAACGCCATGAAGCAGAACATCGAGCTCCTTGTGGGCACACGTGGTGAAGCTGACGCTTCTAGCCGCGCCCTGACTAAGTCCACTATTACAATCACCAAGGCTCCAGAACCTTCCATTCGTGCTGTTTCTGCTGTAGGGTCCGGATTTAATGTCGGTGGTGCACAGGTGCCATCTCTCGCTGACTATCAGAATCTGGTACGTGATGTGCAGCTTCTAGTGAACGATGTGGCCCAGCTACGGTCAACAGTAGATACCTTGATTTCGCAGCTGAGGAGCTGATCATGCCGCCAGCCACCAAAACCGGCCTCGACAAAGCCCGCGCTGAGTACGCCAGCAGCAATGCCGGTGGTACCAACAACAATAACAGAAGCGTAACTGTCAACAATCGTGTCGTAACTGATCCGCAGCAGGTAGCTAGGATCGAAGCGAACCGCGAAGCGTCCGCACGCTACGCGGCAGAAGCCTATAGGCGCGAAGGCACTCCGATCCCGGGGCACCTACAGGCTACCGTGAACCGGCAGGAGGTTGAGCGGCAGGCTGCGTCCGATGCTAGGGCAGCTGCTAGACCGGCTGCTACGCCTAGACCCATCGCTGGCTACGCCAGTATAGCGGATATGTTCAACGGCGGCGGTAGGAACAACGCGGGTCCTACGTTCGAGGGCGGTGTATCCGCAATCTCCAATCGACTCGGTA